TAGTGAAACGGTATCATGCCTGGTTTGGGACCAGGTGTTCCACGTTCAAATCGTGGTGGGTAGACCATTTTTATTTGTGTGAGTATGCAAGATAGGCTGAAGCGCGCAGACTGTAAATCTGCTACCCGTACGGGACAACGTTGGTTCAAATCCAACCTCACACACCATTTTGTTTGACGTGCGGCGCGGATCTTTGTTATAGTTATCCGTGGAGAGTTGGACAGTGGCACGTTTCTCGGTCCTGAAAACCGTCGGGTGTAAAAGCCTTCTAGGTTCGATTCCTAGGCTCTCCGCCAAGATGCTCCGGTAGCCCAACGGCAGAGGCGACAGTTTCAAAAACTGTTTAGTGAAGGTTCAAATCCTTCTCGGAGTACCATTATTTTTGTGCGCCTGTAGCCCAACGGCAGAGGCATCCGCCTTAAGAGCGGACAAGTCCTGGTTCGAGTCCAGGGAGGCGCACCAGACGCGGGTGTAGGCGAATTGGCACAGCCAACCGGTTTAGGCCCGGTGAATTGGGGGTTCAAGTCCTCCCACCTGCACCACTTTGTTTGTTGGGAGCTAGCTCAGTTGGTAGAGCCCAGGGCTCCCAGCCATTTTTGCCTGAATAGCTCAACTGGTAGAGCCCTCTATTGTAAAGAGGACGACGCGGGTTCGAGTCCTGCTTCAGGCTCCATTTTATCTAAGAGGAGGAGTTCATGTCTGTTGAGATTATAAAACGAGAAACAGAAGTTCCTTTGGTAAGACACGTGGATTGTGATTGGCAGATGGCTCATATAGACAGCATCCCTACCTTAACCTGTGACTTCCATCTGTACCAATGTGACAAGTGCAAGACGATCACGTCTGTGAGAGAATCATGACCTGCCAATGCCTTCATTCGAGAAGCACGCACTATTACTCAGCTCTCAAGGGCAGTAAGGTAGGTCAGTGTCAAGTTACCAACTGCCCGTGTCTTGGTTACGTGAAAAAAGCTGCTCGTTCCAGTGTGACAGCCCTATCTCCTAGACCAACCTGCTTTCGCAGTGGAAGATCCCGAGGACGCCCAACAGAAGAGCAGTTGTGGCAAGAAGAGCTGGCTGAGGAAGCTCGCATCGAAGCATGGAAGATTCTGATAGGTAAGGAAAATAAACATGGCTTGCCGGTCTCTGTTTCTAAACCCGTTGCGGCCAAGGATGAAACACGGCTAATAAAGAAACCTGTTGAGGTCATCGCTAAGTTTATGAAAAAGTATGGAGACACTCGAGTCATGGTGCAGAAGCTAAGGATGAGAGGTAAGTTGAAAGTACGAGCAGGAAGTGCTGCATGAGAGTACTCAACATACTTCTGGGTTCGCTGATGGCGTGCTTTGATGCCATTTGCCTGATGGTCGGTGTGGCTGTGATTTTTGGAGTCATTTGTCTATGGGGTTATTTCGTTCACCTTTGTATCTTTGGACCAAAGCCATGAACAGTCTTGGGATCATGATCGGGCAGGAAGTCAAAGTAGTCGTTGGTGAGCAGCGCGAGAAGAAAGTTCGTGTGACAAAGAAACGCGGGCAAGTGTTTGCTTGGTCGAAAGATGGTGAGAGATACTTGGTCCGCATTGACAAGTTTGGATGGGCGTGGTTTAAGACCGACGAGCTGATCGTGAAGAGAAGCATGACGTATGTCACGGTGAACATGAATTGAGGTTTTAAGATGGCTGATCAACTTCCAAATAACCATCAACGCAGGAATGTGCTTCCATTGGAATCGTATATTGCTTATACGAGTCCTGTAGTGGATTCTGTTGATGATGCAGAACGCGGCTTGGACGTTGAATATGCTGATGCCTGGGCAGACCAGATTTTTTTATTTTTATCCGCGGGTAAAAGCTTGTTGTCTTGGTGTGAGCAGGACGGGAAACCCGCGAGGTCTAGAGTTCTTCAGTGGATGCAAGACAGTGATGTTAAGTTTGACTATCTTCGTACCCGATTTGAAAAGGCAATGCTCAACCGAGCTTTAGCCGCGTTTGATGAAGCAGCTGACGTGATCGATGAGCCTTTAGTGGTAAATGCCAAGGGCTTTTTTGATCTAGTATCTGCTATGGATAAAAAACAACGCGTGGACTCAAAGCTTAGGATGGCCGCTTTACTTGACCCAACTAAGTTTGCCCCGTTGAACAAGACCGCGCAATCTATTCAGTTGAACCAGGTCAATCTTACAAAAAATAATGTAGTTGAGATGACAGACGAGACTCTTTTACGTGTCCTCTCCGAGTTTGAACGGAGAAAAAATGGACACCCAACCTCAGATCCTATCACTCGAGATCCAGGCGGAGATGGCAGCGAGGGAACTTCTAGCTCGCCGCAGCGCCCGCAACTCCCTGGGTGATTTTACCCGCTACACCTATCCAGGGTTTATAACTGGAAAGCACCATCAAGCCATCATCGAGAAACTTGATGCGGTAGTCTCTGGTAAAATTCGCCGCCTTATCATCACGACCCCGCCTCGCCATGGCAAGACCCTTCTGGTGTCGCAGCATCTTCCTGCGTACTATCTTGGGCACCATCCAAACAAATTTGTCATCATGTCCTCCTATGAGCAAGAACTCGCTTTGATCTCTGGAAGATATGTCAGAAACTTGGTTAATAGCCAGATCTACTCAAACATCTTCCCTGAGGTAAAAGTAAACCCAGATTCAAAAGCCGCGGCAAGGTGGAACACTCCACAAGGCGGCGGCTATTTTGCTGTTGGTATTGGAGGAGGTGACGGTTCTGGTTTAACCGGTCGTGGCGGGTCTTTGGCGATAATCGATGATCCTTTGAAAAATCGCATTAACGCAGATTCCCTGTTAATCCGTGAGGGCATCAAGTCTTGGTACCAGTCTACGCTTTTGACTCGTATGATGGGTGATTACGCGATCGTGCTGTGTCTTACCCGCTGGCACCACGATGATCTTTGCGGTTGGTTGCTGGCGAATAGTCAACCAGGAGAATGGACAATTTTGAACCTTCCAGCTTTAGCTGAGGAAAATGATGTCCTTGGAAGACGAATTGGAGAGGCTCTTTGGCCAGAAAGGTTTTCTGCTAAGACCTTGATAAATTTGCGGGATGATCCTACGAAGATTGGCGCTCGTGAGTTTGAGAGCTTGTATCAGCAGCGGCCCACAGCGACGGAAGGCAGCATCTTCAAGGTTGCTGGGTTTAAACGTTGGAATAAAAACAATTTGCCTAGGTTATGGGACATGGAGCTAATAAGCATGGATACTAATGTTAGTCCTGGAGCAGATAATGATGACACAGTAATTCACCATTGGGCAAAAGCAGGAGCACTTTATTATCTTCTTGATGAGATAAGAGGATGTTGGGGCATGACACAGCAGCTTACAAACTTTAGGATTTTTTGTGACGCAAGACCTTGGGTTGCCGCTAAATTGATTGAGAAAAAAGCCAATGGAGCTGCGATCATCGATATGTTGAGTCGCTGGGTTCCAGGGTTGATCCCGATAGAACCCATTGGCTCTAAAACTCAAAGAGCTATGTCTGTGGAGCCATACTTAAGTGCGGGAAACATCTTTATTCCTGAAGTACAAGAAGCACCTTGGGTGGATAAGTTTATCTTAGAATGTGCTCAGTTTCCGCACGGCAAGCACGATGACGCTGTGGATACTATGACCCAGGCGATTAACTATATGGCCCGTCACGGGCAAGAGATGTCAGACATCTCAGAGAGTTTGCTTTCTGCTTTTGGGAGGTGATCTATGGTTGGACCAGATCTTGAAGATTCACTGGAGGATGAAGAACGCTGCTTGGAGTTGGTCATTGGTAAAGCCACAGGGGTGAGTTAGCGAAAACTTGTTAGTTTCTTTGCAGCAGCTTTAACGATATATTAGATAGATGTCATACCCAGCAATGGGTGGACCTTAAGTTAGCTTACTTGATCGGCAGCGAACTGGCCCTTAAACGGCAAAGAATTAAAAGCGGCTTAAACCCGCACCAGGGATGGGGAGTTGGAATTTAATTCCCTATCCTTAGTTCGGTTTTTATACTACACTTTGGGAGTGCACGATGACTCAAGAAGTAAAGGTCTCAACTGGAGAAGTGAACGAGGAGTACGTGCAACAAGGCCATGGGGCTCCCATGCCGATTAACCCAGAGACCGGACAGCACGAGGCTTATTGGGTCCTAAGTGATGAGGAACGAGCCAAGGGCTTTGTTCGGCCAGTACGGAATAAGTACGTGCACACAAAGTGCGGTGTTGAGACGAGGATGAGCAGTGCGATCAGTGAGACGTACGCAAGAGACCCTAAGTTTTACGGCAGTACGTTTTGCGTCTCGTGTAGAGATCATTTTCCGGTGGGCAATGATGGTGAGTTTTATTGGAGTGAGAGCCCGTCAGAAAAGGTGGGAAGTTAGGTGGCGCGCTTGTGCAGGATCTGTGGAGAGACACTAGTAGATTTTTATTATCGCTGTGATGACAGAAGTGATTCGTTTTATCTGTGTGAGTGTGGGGCAGTGAACCCCCTGAAAAAGTCCCCGCGAAAAGATGGGCCAAAGTTTACAAATGAGTGGACGACCCCAGGAAACGTGACCGTTGAAGAAGCGCCTCCACGTCAGAACAGTGGCGGATATCACGTTGGTAAAAGGGAAATCTTCCCGCAAGAAGATAGGATGGTAGTAGGATGACCAAGAAGAAAGAAAAACCTACGATAGGACATATCTATGTGCTGATCGATCCGATCACGCTACAGGTAAGGTATGTCGGGCAGACAACCAGTACTATTCACACTCGTCGGGATGCGCACATCTATGGGGCAATGGTAAAAAAGCTAGATCTTTATAAAGATCGCTGGATTCGTAAAAGAAATGGTAAAATTTATGTGGAACTTGTTGAAACTCTTCCGGTCGAACAGTTAGACGCTGCTGAGATAAAATGGATTAAGCATTATCGAGACCATGGATATCCGATAACTAATGGCACTAAAGGTGGAGATGGAACACGAGGCCTTAAATGGAGAAAACAATCTCGGGAAAAATTAAGTAAAACTAAGAGTGGAGTTCCTTTGTCCAAAGCACACAGAAAAGCTGTATCTGATGGGAGTATTGGAAAGGTCGTTACTGAAGAAACAAAACAAAATATAGCCAAAGGCGTACTTAACTGGCTTAAAACACATGAACCTAACCAAACAGGATCTAAAAAAACTAAAAAACAGAAAGAGCACCAAGGACGGATGATGGATGAGTGGTACAAAACGCACAAAAATCCGCAGAAAGGTGTGAGACTTGCTAAAAAAGAAATAGACCAACGCAGTGAGACCATGCTGGAGTGGCTTAAGACCCATAAACCAAATCAACTTGGTGTAAAGCAGTCTAAACAGACAACAATAAAAAGAGGACTTGCTATAAGTAAGACCTTAGCCTTAAAACGGATGCTTCGTTATCAAGTATCTAGTCCAGAGGGTATCAAGTTTAATCCTAAACAAGCTGTTCTTCACAACCTTTCTAAAAAACAATTAGCCATTTTAGCCTCTTAAAGTTTCACGCCAGCCACCAAGCGGTAGCAAGCCTCCTAAAGACAATCTAAGTTGTAGGAGCTGCTACCCATGTCAGAAAAAACGATTTATCTTCCACCATCATTTGACACAGCCGCTTATCTAGAACACCGTGTAAATAGTGCTGAGTCCCATGCGCGTGTTGAAAATGACTTCGCTGGTTTTAATCAGTGGGGCGGTCCATCTGGAATGTCTCAAGTTAACCCCTTCAACCTTCCATTCTCACAAAATACACCTAATGGTCAAATGCTGTCAAACGCGAATACCATATTTGATAACCTCAGATGGTATTTTATCAGCAATGAACGACAGGTGCTTGCTGAGGCATATGTTGAACTCGGACTTGTACAGACCATCGTTGACATTCCAGTCGATGATGCTTTTCGTGGTGGTGTCGAGGTTAAGACTAAACAGCTAAGCCCCGAGCAGATCGAAGAACTTATGATCAGCCTTGACCGCGATGATGATTTACAGACAGTCGCGCAAACCGCGAAATGGAACAGGTTATTTGGCGGTGCAGGGACCCTGATCCTCACGGACCAAGACCCGCGCAGTCCGTTAGATATTGAAGCGATTGGTCCAGATACGCCCATGGAATTTCGCAGCGTAGATTTATGGGAATTGTTTTGGTCAAAAAATAACGACACTGGGTATGATCCTGAGATCCAAGCAGAAGATTTTCAATACTATAATTATTACGGAGAAATTATCCACAAGAGCCGTGTGATGCGGATGAAGGGCATGACGGCCCCGTCCTTTAACCGTCCTCGCTTGCGCGGTTGGGGTTTTTCTGTGGTTGAAAACCTTGTCCGTTCGATCAATCAATACCTAAAGTCAA